ACCCGTGGTCGAGATAGGGCATCACATAGCCGCCGTCGTCGGCGCAGACCTTCAGGAGGCGGGCGCCGTTGAAGCCCTGCCCACGGAGGCGAGCGGAGGTCCAACCCTTCGCCTCCATCGCTTGCAAGAGGGCGGTGCCGAAGGCGCGTTCGTCGCCCTCGTTCTCATCGTCCGGGGAGGGGTAGACCCGGCCATATACGCCCTTTTCGGGCCAGCACAGGGCACGGGCGGTGACCTCGCCTTCTCCGTCGGTCCAGTAGGCGACCGCGAGGTCCCCGGCGGCATAGACGCGGACGCAATCCTCGCCTTGCATACAAGAGTCGATCCCGGCCTCATAGACCGAGACGATTTCATCGCCGGTTGTGGCGAGGGCCATGGCACCTTCTAGGGCGACGGCGGGGCGTTGCCCACTGACCCACCATTCCGCCATGAAGGCGATTTTCTTCGCGCCAAGCTCGGGGAAAAAACGGTTCAGGTAGCGGCCCGGCTTCATGCGGGTCTGGCGTCCGGCCTCGCCCTTCGCGGCGTCCGGGGTGAAGGCGATCATCGTCGCGTCGTCGGTCGAGACGTGGGCGAAGTGCTGGTGAATGGCGGTGCTGCGCTCTTGCCAAAAGACTTCCCCGGTCCAGACCGGGCGGACCCACTCACAGGTATTGAGACGGCGGGCGGCGATCTCTTGCCAAGTCGCGGGGCGGACAAGACGTGCCCACCCGTTCCCGTTCCATCCGTATGTGTCGAGGTCGAGTTCGGCGTCGGCTTCCGTCGGGAACGTCCCATAGAAGCCCTCGTGGTCGGAGCCGGTGGAATAGACAGTGATCACGGAAAACATGGCGTGGGGCCTTTCGGGTTAAGGTGGGGATATTGCACGGCGTAGGGTGGGAAACAAGCCCTAATGGGCGGCGACGACGTAGGCGGCGGAGGCCCGACGGTGCGGGGCGAGCAGGCCCGGCTCATACGTCACGGCGTAGCGGGTCCCCGTGTCCCGGGTGAGCCGCACCGCCTCTTGCGTGGCGCGGCGGAGGGCGTCGGGGAGGTTGGCGCGGAAGGCTATCATGCGGGGACCTTTCCAAGGGTGATGAAGGCGGGGCGCGGCCCCGGGCCGGGTGCTAGGGCCAGCCGTGCCTTTTCACAGGCGGGAATGGCGGGCCTTGTCGCGGCCCCACCGGCCCCACCGGGCCAGACACAGGCGGGCAGGGCGTGATTGCGGGGGGCGGCGGGCCTGCGTTTCATGCGGGGACCTTTCCAAGGGTGAGGAGGGCGACGGCCATGAAGGCCAGCCATGCGAAAATGGGGAGGTTGATCAGGAGGGCGGCGGTCACAGGGTCACGCCTAGACGGGCAAAGGCGGCGTTGACGACGGCGTGTGCCTTGCCGTGTGCCTCATAGAGGCTGTCAAAAGCGGCCCGCAAATCGGGGCAGTCGGGGTTCACGCTGAAGGCCGCGTGACAAGCGTTGAAGGCGGTATAAATCCGCTCCTCTTGAACCCGCGCCAGCCCATAATCGGCGGCGGCGGCCTCGCGTTCCGTGGCGGTGATCATAGCGTTTCGTCCTTTCGGGACTCATCAGGGGGCCGGTGTTGGCCCCTACGCTTCCCTTCCCACGGCGGCCCCGATATGGTGACCGCCGTGGGAGGGTGATTAGGAGATGCCGGGCAGGCTTTCGAGAAGCTCCTCAACCGTGGGGGCCTCATAGAAGTCCGTCCGCCAGAAGTTCGATTTGATCTGACAAATCAGGGGCGCTTCGTCCCCGTTGATCGGGTCCTCAAAGAGCCTGTAACCGGCCACTGTGGCGATGCGCGTCGCCTTGTGCATCTCTTTCAGGGTGCGATGGTTCAGGATCAGGATCATAGCGTTTCGACCTTTCGGGTCTCATCAGGGGGCCGGTGGTGGCCCCTACGCTTCCCCCCCGAGACCGGCCACTCTCGCCACCCCCCAAGGAAGCTCCGGCAGACCGGAGGGTGCTTGGGAGGTCGTAGCGGTGACCACCAGTAGGGTAGGGGCGTTATGCTTAGGCGCTCCGTCCTGTAACCGGGCCTTGAGGCCGGTTCCCTCGCCGGGCCGCCGTGGCCGCCCCGCCCCTTCAAAGGGTCATATCCGGGATAAGCCGTAAACCCCCCTATCACTCAAGCCTGTGGATAAGTCCCTCTCTCCAGCCCACCACTGGCCCAAAAAAAGCAGGGGAGGGGCTTGGTGGCCCCCCAGACCCCACCGATAGGGTGGACAATAGCTCCGCGCGTATCGCGTGACACGCGCGTCGTGCGCCGCGTTCACCCTCCCCGACGCCTCCCGACGCCCCCCGGGCCACCTAGGGTCCCCGAGGTCCCCCGAGGGCCTCTCACGCGCGGGCCTCTGCGCCCCCGCCTCTGCCCGCCCGCCTCCGCGGGTGCCCGCCTCTGCCCGCCCGTGCGCTCAGGTGCCTGCGGGTGCCCGCGAGCCCGCCCGTGCAGGCGCTCAGGCGTGTGTGCCCGTGCAGGCCCGTGAGGGTGCGCTACGCGGGCAAGACGTGTCCGGGGCGTGGTCGTATCGGATAGGGCCTCCTGCGCCTGTAGCACCCCCCCACGGCCTCGCGCGGGCCTGTGTGTGCGTGTGGTGCGCCTGTGGGTGCGCGAGGGTGCCCGTGAGGGCTGGCGGGTGGCCTGTGGTCCCCTGTGGTCGCCTGTGGTCGCCTAGGGTGCCCACGGTCCCCTGTGGTGCCCACGGTCCCCTGTGGTGCCCGGCGAGGGCAGGGCGAAACAAAGCAGGGGATAGCAGAGGTGGGCGCGGATCGTGCAGGCAGGCGCTCAGGCGCTCGCGGGTCACGCTCAGGCGCGAGGCGTGGCACCCATTGGCCCTGACAAGGCCACGCAAGGCCTGTGGTGGCCTAGACGCGCGTGGGGGGGTGCCCTGCCTAGGGGGTGCTAGGGGTGCCGTGGGGTGCCCGGGGTGGGCCTGTGGTCACTTGCGGGCGGGGGGGTAGGGGGGGACTACCGGCCGGGCTACCGTATATATCACCCTGCGTATGGGTGACCCCAAAACGATTGACCCCCTATAGGCACCTTCGGTCACCAGAGGTACCATAGGCACCACAGGTACCTAGACGGGGACTACGTTAGACCAGAGGTAAGAGAGAACAGGAGACCGAAGGAGACCATAGGTTCCCCTCTAGTACCTTTGGTCTTGATGGTAGCACAGAACAGGGGGGAGATGCAAGGGGTATGGTGGAGATAGTCTCCACGACCGGGTGGTCAACCCCGTCCCGGCCCAGCCGAGGACACCACAGTTGCCTATGGTACCTACGGTGGGCTGGGAGGGGGGCAGGAGACTCAAGTCACCAGCGGATACCCCTGCGGTGCTTCTGAGCTGTTGGGCGTCCAGCACCCCTCTGAGGGCGTCCCTTGGCTTCTAGGCTCTGGCCCACGAATGTGCCTGCGAAGAAGGCCTTGTCCCACTTGAGCTGCTCGGCCTTGGCGAAGGCCAGCTCTGCGTTGTGGGCGTCGGCGTTGAGGTACTCGGCCCAGACCTTGACGGCCTCGGCTAGGACCTCGACCCGGTCGTCGTGCTTGAGCGACCCACGCTGGGAGGTGATGTGGGTGAGCTGGTACATCCCGCGCTTGACGTTCTCCGGGTGGAGGAGGTCGGCGCGGATGACGGAGGTGTCGAAGACGACGCGGTGCTGGGCTAGGGCCGGACGCAGCACGTCGAGGATGCGTATCTCCTTCTGGGTGAACCGCTTGTAGCCTTCGAGGCTGCACTTGGGGTGCTGCCTGCGGAGGTAGGGGTCCATGAGCTGGCGGAACATCCCGTCACCGAAGGTGTCCTCACAGAGGATGCGGGTGACCTCCTCTTCCTTGGCGAGGGTGACGAGGGACCTGAGGGTTTCCTCAGAGTACCCGTCGCGGAAGCCGCCCCACCTGCGGACGTAGACGAAGCCATTGAGGAACTTCGTGATGCAGTAGGCCGTCTCATCCTTGCCGCGGCCCGAGGGGTCGATGACCATGGCCGTCCCCGTGAAGGGCTGGAAGTCAGGCGAGATGAACATGGGCCGGTGGAAGCGGTCGCCGGTGAAGCCGACGTTGTCGAGGTCGAGGTGGACCTGCTCCTTGGCCGAGCCCCACGCCAGACGGATCGGGGCGAGCTTGGCGTCGACGTCCGTGACGATGAGGTCTCGGGTCTTGAGCGGGTAGCGGTCCGCGTCGGACAGGGAGGTGTCGAGGAGGTACTGGAGCATGAAGCCCGCGGGACCCCGCCCGACCTCGCGGAGCATCATCTCATGCTCGTTGAACCTCTTGGGGTCCGTCGGGGAACCTGCGAGCGTCGTGCCGACCGGCTTGCACAGGTCGGGGTCAGCGTCGATGTCGGCCTGTAGGAGTGGGGCGAGTGTCCCGAGGTACCCGGGGAGTTTGGCGAGGAGCGGGTAGCGGCCGGGCCAGACGCGCGTGGCGTAGCCCTTGCCCGGGAGGGCCTTGTAGATCGACTCCTGTGACTGAGGGGTCCCGAGGTAGATGATCTCGGAGCCGGTCTTGGCGATGTCGGTGTACTCGCCGGTCAGCTCACGGAGCCTGTCACGCTGGGTCTCGGTCTGGCTGTTCTTCGGGACCTCGACGTCGTCGGAGATGAGGATGTCGGAGCGGGACCCGGTGAGCTGCCCGGTGATCCCCACGACCTTGACGGAGGGGGACTTGTCGGGGACCGCGGGGCCCACATCGAACGCGAGGGTCGACGAGCGTTGGTCGGGACGGGGACGCAGCTCAGCCCACAGGGCGTCGCCCACGTGGTGTTCGATGAGCAGCTTGATGAGGGTGGCGTTCTCGGTGGCCAGCGTCTCGTTCGCGGAGACGATGAGGACCTTGAGGTTGGGCTCACGCCACAGACGCCAGACGACGTAGACGCAGGTGAGGAAGCTCTTGCCGATCCCCCGGAAGGCCTGAATGAACCTGAGAGGGTTGTCGCCGTCGCTGAGGAAGCGGGCGATGTCCTGCTGGATGCGGGTGGGGGCGGGGAGCCCAAGGATGGCCGTGAAGACGTACCAGAGGAACTTGGGGAAGGACCCCTTGAGTATCTCGATGGAGGTCTGTGGGTGCGGGGTACTGATAGGATGCTCCTATTCGGGGCTGGGAGGGGTGCTGGGCGTCAAAGAAACCCCCCGGTATATGGTGGGAACCGGGGGGAGACTTGGGCGTCCACGGGGCCTCTGAGGGGCTAGTGGGGGAGACGGGCTTCCTCATCGAGATTGAGGTCCGCGAGCTGGCCCGCGAGGGCGTCGACCTTCGGGGTGGAGCGCGGGGCGCTGACACCGTTCTGGGCGAGGAACTTGAGGACCTTGTCGATGAGCTGCGGGTTGATGGCGGCGTCGGGGTCCTCCGGGTTGGCACGGGCGCGGGCGATGGCCCGGTCCAGCTCGTCCCCGAGGGCACCGCAGATGACGCCGTGGAGGGCGTCGACCGCGGCTTCTAGTGCCCGGCCGCTCACTTGAGACCGAGGTATGTGGCGAGACCACCGAAGGCCGCCGTGATTGCCGCAGCACCCCCGAGGACCCACGAGCGTTCCTTCTCGATGGTGTCGAGGCGGGCGTCGTGGGCGTCGAGCTGCTGCTGTGCGGACGCGAAGCGGAGGTCATCCCGGATGGCCTTCTCGGCCCCTTGGATCAGAAGCATATCCAGCTTCCCGGAGATCACACCGGCTTGGTATTCATTGAGGCCCGTGGGCTGGGGGGGTGACATTGAATGGGGGAGCCTTGGGGTTATGCCTCACCGGTC